TCACTCCGGCGCTGTCGGCCACTCAATATCCGGCGCAAGTGAAACATCGACGTTTTTCACCTTAACTCGATATTGCTTCCACGCTTTCAAATCAGTGCGCAGTTTATCCGGCACAACATCATCGTTATCTTCCAGTCCCTCAATTTCATCTGATAATGCGCCGATCATGACGGACGCATGAGACATGAGTGTTGTTTTTTCTGCGTTTGCAGCGGCAATAAGTGACTCTTTTACTTTCTCGATATCTTCAGGTGATGGGCCGCTAGTTTCCACCCATTTCCCGACTGTCCATTCCCCTGTTTCCTCGTTCTTAGCGGCCCCTTGATACTGGGCTTTATAGTAGCCATTACCCACTAAATCTGCGGTCCAGTTATCAGGCAAGTCACCTTCTACATAATCACCAATATAAAACCCTTGGACATCTAAAATATTTAATTTCATGAGTAATCCTATTGCAATGAGAAACAAAAAACAGCGGTAATTGGAGAACCAGCGGCGTAACCATCCGCATATACACCTCCCGCCGGAAGAATCGTCATTCGCGGAGATATGCCCGTAGTTGATTGTGGAGTGCCTACCGCAGGAGCAATAATATTAACCGCTGGACGAAATCCTGTTGGTAAAGTGGTGATGGCCGTATCTGTTCCAGCCGCTGCCGCAAATTCTATAAAAATCAGTCCGAGCACTTTTCTATATCTGCATCGATTACTCGCACCAAGAACTGTCCAACCATTGATCAATGTCATATTCACCCAAGGTGTTCCACTAACCTGGCTAGCACCGAAAGCATCAGTAACTATTCCAAGCGCCGATTGAGCGCCCGCTAAAGTATTCGCTCCTGTCCCGCCGCCTGTGATAGGGACTGTGTTGGCTGAGTTCCAATCTTGATTAAAAGTAAATACCCTTGAACCTGCCGCCCCTACACACAGCAGTTTATAAACTTTAAAGTTAGCTGCTGAGTTGGTATCTGGCGTTATTTCTAATCCCATTCTAGGCCCAGCAGCGATATTAGAAATATAAATCACTCGAATGCTTACGCGAGTGCCTGCGTTATAGGTTATTCCTGTTGGAGGATTTACCCATGTGTTATAGGTAGTGACGTAATTAGCACCTGCCGTGAATACAAAGTTTTGCCAATCGAAATTGGTAATATCGGACTGATTCAGCAATCCAATACCAATCACAGATAATTGCTGTTGGCTAATTTTATTACTTATATCTTGTGATAATTGAGCCAATGAAGGAATAACAACCTCAGTACCGTCAGGGGCTATAATGGTGATATTACCCGTTCCAGTAGTTATCTGTTGCCAGTCTTGTAATAGTTGCTGATACAAAGCTAATTGCGCCGATGTCTCACGTGCCAATGCCGAATATGAATTAGCTACGCTGGTTTGAATGCCATAATTAGAAGCGGACAATGCATCAACTACATTCCCGTTAATTCTTATTTTAGTATTACTGTCTACCGCCAGTATTTCATAGATTAATGTATTACCGTCAGACCGCTGTACAACTAATGCCTGTCCGGGGGCTACCCCCATTACATTATTAGCCCACTGGGTTCCCGTTCCTGTAATTACATTTTGTCCGGCCGCGGCCGTGACTGTACCTGACCTGTACCAAGCCATAGTTACATTCCTATTGATTTTAAAAGTAAGTATCTGTATTCAATATGGGTAAAGCCAGTGGGCTATTACCATATTTATTATCACTAATCGGTACGCTATTTACATAAGCACCTTGCCCAGCGGTGATGCTAGACCCGGACATGCGCATCGCAGTGCGATACCAACCTCGGTAGCCTCCACTTTGCTCATTCCCCGCAGGGAGACCACCAAGGCTAGGAAGAGGTATCATTGGTCTTGTTATGCCAGTATTTACCCATGTATTAGGTGTGGAACTTAGCTGTGTCGTGTTTTCTAGGATTAATGGTGCATATCGAGATGAGTACGTGCATTGACCAGATGTGTTAAAAATGGCTAACCCTGCCGTTCCACCGCTAGGAGGCTCTGGAAAAAATCCTGTAGTGAAAACACACACGTTAGCGACCACCGAGCCGTTACTCGTCGAGCCAGTGGAGTTTATAGCAAAGCAGTGGATATTCTTACTTGGGGCGTCATACAATAACGACACATTAGGATCAGCCCAGTTAGCAAATACAATAGCGTTATCTCGGTTCGGAATTCCAGCAGGGACTTGCCAATCTGACGATATAGTTACCTGCCCTCTCCATGTGCAAAAACCCAATACCGACGCATCAGATATAGCCATGAAATTAGCCGAATTTTGCAGAAATAATCCGTAAGTGCCGAATGCTGGTGAGTTTGGAATTTCAAAAGCTGAAAATGTCGCCCACCCCATATTATTATTTGAAGTGGTAAAAGTGATGCGATTACCATTCATTGAATACCCAGTGACATACCATGCATATGCACTAGCTGACCCCACGGGGGTGGAAACTCCACCAAACGAAGTTGGCACTAAATATAACTGACCTCCTGTATACCCATTTAATATAATTGACGGTGGGTTTCCCGTTCCCAGCGTGTCATAATTACCCAAAAACTTGAGTAACCGGGTACCTGATGTCATGTAAATACCCTTCCCTCCATCACTGGGGGATACATATAAAATAGGCTCCGCCATTAGAAATACCCTAGTATTATCGCCACCTGACCATTAGCATGATACGTTCGCTGACCGAGATAATTAATAACCGTCCTAATTCCATTTGTAGTGTTATCCATGGTCACATTACCTCTGAACGTTGCATTATTAAATTCAGCATTGCCATTTTTATTTATTGACCACCCGACAGAACCCGCAACAAAGTTAGTTGACTGGATGTAATTACCGATTTTGGCGTTACTAATAGAGCCGTCTTGAATAAATGCGTCATTGATAAACGTCTGCCCATTAGCAACCGCAAATGGTGATGAAACATTACCTGCTGGACCCGAGAGCAATATAAATTGATCAGCAGTAAAGCCAATTGAGGATTTAGCTACACCATTAATAAACTCAGCACCGATTACCATGCCAGCACTGACAAATTGACCGTTATAATTTAGTCCCGCTCTCAAGCTGTAAGTTGCACTGGCACCATCGGCATCAACAACGGCCGTCATCTTCTGGTCAATCGCGGCGGTCTGGCCCTCAAATGTTGCTGTAACCAACAGTTGATATTCTGCAAATGCTCTGGCTGCATCGGCCTGAGTAGTCCACAACTCGACAATCCCCGCTTTATTCTCTCCGTATTGCGCCCATTGCTGGCGGATGCTGGAGTTATTTGCCTTTGCCGTTTCGAGAATACCCTCGGCGTTCATGAAATCATCGTTAAGCAGTTGCTGACCTGCCACGGTGTTATTAATGAAATCATCGCCAATAGCTTCGAGAATGGCGCTTGTGTCGTTGCTGGACATGCCACGAACCCAATCTATCCAGGGCGACTGATTACCGGATTTATCCACGATCCGCGCGCGGAACCAGAACACTTGGCCCGCCCTTAACCCCTGCATGGTGTAGTTCCGTTGCGGATGCGGTACATCACTCAATAATAAGGGATCAGTGCCATCAGCAGACAGGCTATATTCAATCTCGGTTTTTAGCGCATCTTCTGCCCCTTCTGGATAACCCCAGTTCAGGGTGATACCAAAGAGAATGCCGATGGCTGCAAAACCAACTGGCATAGGAGGGTTGCCTTCTTTACCGTTTAATGTAGTTTCTTGTGCATTAGCCCAAATACTGGATATATCCGAGGGGTTAATAGCGCGAACGCGAGCCTGATATTGCCCGGCGTATATCCCCTCGACTTGAAAGCCTTGTGCCGATGTCCGTGGTGCTGATATCCAATTCCCGTTATCGCGTCGCCACTCTGCCTCGTATGCTATTGCACTGACTGCTGGTTCCCATGTAACTCGTAAGGTAGTTACTGCGAGCCCTTGTGAGAGCGCGGAGAAGCTATCGATTGCCACATTCGTTGGTGGCGGCTGAACACCCGGTGGGATTACGCTGATGGGCCGCTCATCAATGCGAGCACCCGTATCTATTCGCTCATATTTATCGGGGTCGTGCTGAACACCCGAGATACTGTACGTGTTGTCATCGTTGTCAGAGATACCGGTAACCCGATATTGCTGAATGGCTAAATCATCTGCATCGACAGACCAAATACTCTCAGCAACTGGCGTTTCGCTGTATGCCACGCTGACGGTAACTACTTCTTCATTAACTGATTGAACAGTGCGAGCTTGAGATACCCCGCTCGGTAAGTTAACAAGCAACCTGTCCCCAGCATTCACATCAGCAATGCGATCCAAGGTAATGTTTCGACCAGAAACGGCACGAATACGACCGCCCGTTTTTCTACCAGATAGCATTTCATCTGCAATGCCAATAATGTGACCGGGTAAAGGAATTGCACCATCCAGCCCCACATTGAAGTTTACTATCCGGTCTTTGCTGTTGGTCAATAATGCCCAGCGACCTCGCCGGTTGGCTTCCGTCTGCCTGATGCAGCCGATCGCCGTCATATCTATCTGGTTGATGCCGTAGCGACGAACCAAATCATTATCTGACACCGCCTCTATTGCATCCTGAAAATTGTTTGAGGGGTCGCTCCAGCTAACCATGGCTGTCGTGTAACGTTTCTTCTCAGATCCACCTCCATAGGTGAAACGACCATCAATAACGTTGGCTCGCGTGAAAATATAATCCACATCACGTGGCATGTCGGCCAAAGCACAAAGCTGATTGTTTCCCCAATAGGTCATTCCTCGAAAGATAGCAGCCAAATCACGCAACACGGTGAATGCTTCAGCCTGGGATTGAATATACACGTCACAGATAAAGCGTGGCTCTGTGCCGCTACCACCGCGCCCATCGGGGACCAGTTGGTCACAATATTGCCCGATTCTGTATAGCTCCCACTTATCAACCTGCGTTGAATCTATGCGTAGTCCCAGCCCAAATCGTTCAGCTAATACAATGTCGTAAAATACCCAGGCAGGGTTATTGGTATATGCCCACTTAAATGAACCATCCCAAACGCCGGAGTAACTCCGGGTGTCAGGGTCGTAATTCGTCGGAACGCGGATTACTCGACCCTTTGGCTCGCAAGAAATTGCGGGTATATTCTGGAATTGAGTCGCGTCAAATTCGATATAAAGAAGCGCAGTATTCGGGTAGCGCAATTTGGCATCAATGACTTCAGAAATAGCCTCTGTGTTCATTCTATCTGCAATACGGCCAGAGTTAGCGTTCGCCGTGATGCGCCGCGAGCGGATCTGCCAGCCAGTTGTGGCTTTGGGTAAATTGATTCGATGCGAGCGCTCGTAAAGCGTTGTCGTTTTACCATCTATCGCAGTATTGAGCAGTGTCGAATATGCTCCGCCATCGGTAGAAACATCAATCGCATATTCAATACGGTAACCGCCAACATCACCGTTATCAGCCTGGCGCTGTAATGAGGGCCAGCCAAAGCGAACCCGGACAGCAGACAATTGCGTATTGGTGACAGAGCGAACCCATGGCGTATCTGATTTCAGTTCTGTATTAACTGTTATCTCATTCTCAACATTCGGCATGCCCTGAATATAGTCCTGAGCCTGGGTGCCAGCCCGATATTCCCATGTTACGCCAGTAAAATTACTGCTACCGTCGGGGTTTTTAATTGGGGTGCCATCAAGATATATGTTAGTCCCGTCTAAACCGCCTGCAAACTCCCCTTCACCAAGCGCAAGAAGTATCTTCGCCTTCGCTGTTGATTGAATGCTATCAGGAGATTCCACAGGTGTAGTGGCATTGCTACTCCCACCTTTACGGCCTTTAATCTGTTTACGTGCCATATTTCACCCATAAAAAAACCCACTTTTCGTGGGCATTGGCGTGTTTATTGATCAACTCAATGGCGATTACCGGCTGATCTTCTATTGTGTAAGGTCAGCCCACTCTCGCCATGCGCGGCTTGAGTGTTATCTATCGGAGGAATGGCTGATTTACTCTGGGATAAGGAAATAGCATGACAGTTAAAAATTTAACTTTAAAAATTAGTTGTGACGCGAAGACAATTGATGATTTAAACAAAGAGGTTGGTCAATTGAAATGCGTTGTTGGATTTTTGATGACGCAACTTCCTCAAGAGCAAAGAGTTGCACTAATAAAGAATCTTGAAGCTTATGAATTAAAAAACTCGGCTAACGAGTTTCGTCAATTTATTTAATTATTAATTTCCCTGAATAATGTATTTTCCATCCCTTCACATTGGAGGGATGATTAATGTTTTTTATATTCTTCTCTAATTCTTCAATTCTCTTTTCTAAAGTCATAACTCACTCCTGCCTTTCGGCGTTAATTAAAGTAACCGCTATTACATTTGATCTTCGGCATATATCCCCGCAGAGATAACCGCCCCTCCAATTCTACGCTTGCCATACAGTACGCCCACCGGGTTACCCTGAGCCGTAGAGTTAACTGGCCCACCGAATGCATAGCTTGGCTTGTTGTCCGGTGATTGTCTGGATGCAAGGCCGCCTACTTGGGGGGAAAGCATTTGGACTACACCGCCGAGCATCATTGATGCTCCTGACATATAAAAGTATGGGGCCACACCAGCAAACGGCGTAAAGGTCAAAACAGCGCCTACAACAATCAATACCGCCCCTAGTATTGTCTGGAATACCCCGCCTTTTTTGCTGCCAATTATTACAGGGATAATCCTGATTTCTTTTCCCGCATTTGCTAGATCCAACTCATTTTTGCCTATATTCCTTCTTCCTTTAAATATTACGAAAGTTAAACCTCTTTGCTTTGCTGTCATCATATATTGCTCGAATCCAGGGATGGTTACACAGAGGGCTTTAAATGCCTCTTTAGTCGAGCTAATTAAACGTCGATGCGTTCTACCAAATCTATTGGCAAGGGAGCCACTTAACTTAATGGTTGTCATCACTTCTTTTGTCATGTCTGGCATATTTGCTCCAATAAAAAACCGCCCGGAGGCGGCTTGGTTTCGTTTGATGTGGTTACTTATTCGATAGTAGTTGGTTTAACATCCATCGTTCCGTTGCTATCGGTAAATATACGGAGTGTTTTGCTTTTCCCTGCTACCAAGCTTACATCTCTTTCTTGCCTTTCTACTGCGGCAGAACACAAAGCTGCACCTTCCCATGTAGCTCCAATTGTCCAGGTTCCGGCAGGAAGATTGAATGATGCTTTTTCTTTTGGATCTAATTTCGCTACGCGGTCGCCATTAATAAACACAGTTGCATAGCAACCGCCGCCGACATAACCACTGTCCCTAACAACAACAAGGGTTGCCTGATCAGGAGAAACCTGTTGATATTTAAACACCCGATCACTAGGGGCATTAATCGCTTTACTTGGTGGGACAACCTCTGTTGCACACCCAGTAAGCGCCAAGACTGCCAAAGCTATTATAATTCTTATCATTTTAACGCTCCGTTAGTATTGGTGGATAGGTCACTACTGCAATGTTTGCACTTAATGGCCTCTTTCCGCACGGACTCAGCACAGAATGGGCACTTCTTGTACTCTCCACTCTCACCAGTCAATACAGCTCGTCTTTCGCTGGTCGCCGTTGATAGCGCAATAATTAACCCAATAATCGGGGATATAAATGCCGCAAGTCCGGCCGCCACTCCATTCCCTTTTGTTATATTGGAGGTTAAAACAACAATTCCAAATGCCACTGCACACATAACCAAAAAATAAATAAACCCAATTCCCGCACCGCTTCTCTTGCCAGCAATAATGCTCACAATAAAGGCTACAACAGCAAATATAGCAAAGCCAAATAAAGGTTCCATTCCCTATCCCCATCCATAACAGTTCGTTACATGATAGCAGGGGGATGGTGCAAGGCAACGCAAAAACCCACAGTTAAGTGGGTTGGGTTTTGGTGACTCTTTAAATTATTTTGGTGCTATTTAAGCTGCTACACCATTGATGCCAAGCATCTTGGAAAGTTTGGTAAGTCCTTTAGCGGTAACGAGAGCCTGTTCCACCACCTTTTCACTACCATCTCCCCTCGATACGGTGGTCACCTTGTGCTCTAACACTCCTTGCTGGATTCGCTCTTGATATGCCAACCACGTTCTCCCACCGGTACGGCGATAAATCCAATGATTTTCTGACATCATCTTGAAAAGAAACTTTGGCTGAACCTGCAAATGTTTCGCGGCATTAGTGATGCACATAGTGCCATCTGACTTAGCAATTCGCTCTAGGGCTTCAACATCCGGCGTCATTTCTTCAACCTTATGCTCAAGTGCGATAACTTTCTCGCTGTATGTGAGCAAGGTACCGCGCAAAAACTCAGGGTCATTTAATGCGGCCATCGGGTCGAATGCTGGTTTCAGCTTTCCGGTTTTATAATCGAGGAAAGTTTGATTAACCTTCAGGCGATATGATGGTGAAATCCATCCAGCATATTCAACAGCAAGAAGTTCGTGGGCGAAGGTGCCTGGAGCGATGCCACCTTTAACTGATTTGATTACTTCATAACCTAAGTGCGAATTTACACTTAGCTCATTAACCAGTGCTTTAGTAGTAGCCCGACGCATCCATTGGCTAGGTGATTTATCTTCACCCTTACCACTGGCCTTGTGTAACGAGTTCAGGTTAAAGCGCCCTTCTGTATCAGTGTTAATCTCAACACCAGCGATGACAGGCAGAGATTTATTTGCTAAAGTTAAATCAGTCATTAAAGACCTCACAGTTTTATTTGACATGACCGCCAGCTCTAACTGGCGGTTTTTTATTGCCTGTGTTCCGGCAAAGTTAGTTAAGCAACTGCCCCACCCTCAAACGGTTAAGCACCCGCCAATTATCATCAGTGAACGGTCCCGCTTTTATGTGCGCCGTCTCACGCTCAAGTAACGCTCTCACTTTGTTGGTGTTGCGAGGATATTCATGGGCCGCTGAGTATACTGAACCAGCTAGCCGGTGTTCTGCTGCGCGTAAAATTGGATAAACATCAGCGGAATTACTGATCATCGAAACCGCGTTTCTCCACAACCAGCAGAGAGTGCATAATTCTTCATCTGTGAATTGGCGCTTCTCCGGTACTGGAAATGTGGATATTTGGCTATCCAATACGTCCAGAACCCAACGGCGAAACTCTTTGGCCTTAGCTGTCCTTGCAAACATACCGATCAGATGAGCGCCGCGCAGGGAAAACACCCGTACATCTTGCATCCCGCCAGGGGTGGTCACCCTGACCACCCCTGTCATTTGTGTCGTGAACTCATCAGAGTGGCGATTGAAAATTCGGTGAATAGCTTTATCATCCGCGTACTCTAAAGCCTGCCCAACTTCTGCCGCCGTCAGCCAGATTTGCCCCGCCATTTCCATATAAGAGAAAGTAGTGCTATGGAATGTCAGTTGATTATTCGCTATACTTTTCATGTCGGTTGACTCGCTTAAGGTTGCTGACAAATCGAGGCCCTGACTATTGCAAGTAGTTAGGGCTTCACTATTTTGATGATGCACTCGACCTTTCCTCACGCAGACACCGCGCTAAACGCTGCACAATCGCAGAATTGATAGAAATCCCATCCATTTCAGCCATACGGCGAATTTCTTCCTTCATTAGCTCAGGCAAGCGAAGCTGAAAGCTATCGTTCTTACGCCCGGTATAAAGAACATCTTGCATTTACTTTCTCCTCTTTCAGATAGCATCATTTTGATGCCTGACATCATTATGATGTCATTGTGGGTAATGTCAATATGATGCTACCGTGTTTTATATAAATAATTACGGCCCCTGAAAATGACTGAAAAAGATGACCCAAACTTTATAGAGCGATTTACGGTCAGGATGCCTGACGGAATGCGTGATGCCATAGCAGATCGAGCCAAGAAAAATGGCAGATCAATGAATTCAGAGATTGTGCAGATACTTCAAGATGCTCTGATAAAAGAGTCAATCTTTGGTGATATTGCTAATACTGAAATCGAGCAGATGGAGTATGACCCAGACAAAGAGATAACATTAACTTCATCTGAATTGAAATATTTCCTGAAAAATGCTGCCAAGGGAATTATAGACGACGCCTCAGAGCAAATAGCTAAGAATGCTACGGAAGCTACCCTTAGAGGGTTGCTTGAGATTTATGACCTTGTTCCGAAGGATGAAAAAATCCCACCTGACCTGGAGAAATAGATGGAATGGATAATAGGAATCATTGTTCTCTTCTTCATAGCGTCAATGTTCAAGCCCCGTAGATGCAGTGTGTGTGGTACTGGTTTTAAGAAAAAATACTTCACGTGGGAAATTGACGGTAAGAAACAGCACCTATGCCCATACTGCAATAGCAAAATGAACCGTAGAAACAGCGATCGCCATTTTAAAAACAAATTTGGCTAAGATAAAAGCCCACCTGAGTGGGCTAGAATGCAAAAACCCGCCGGAGCGGGTTTAGTCGATTGTCCTTTATCATCTTTTTGTCTTAAGGGGTGACCTTTCCCATTTCTTGGCTAACCATTCGAATTCCTGATAGTAAGTTAACACTCCTTCACTATCCCTCACTCCATCTATAAATGGCTTGGCTTGTTTATATAGACGTAGAACGCTATTGCAGGATGTTTTTTTCAACATTCCTTCATCGTAAATCCCAGCTTGAATGCCAACTGCTATGCGTTCGTAGTGGTTAAGAACATATCTGATATTAATGTTTTCTTCTGTGTCGAACTTCGCTCGATTGGCGAAGGATCTCATGTTCTTATCATCAGATACATGCAGTTCAGATAGACACTTATTACCATCAATTAACTTACTGTCTGTCCGACTGGCAAATAAAAAATCAGCAGTTTGTTTTTTCCTTGCCGTTACCTTGGCACTCCAAACTGACACCACGGCAACCAATATCCCAATAAAAACACCGATATTTCTAGTTATCTCGGAAGAAAGAATAGATTTGAGCAATTCCATTATTGCCAGCCTTAAACAAAAAAATCGGAGGGTTTTGGCCTCCGATCGCAGGTTCGTATGTGGTTTATTGGTTAGAAGCCATCAAACTCATCAAATTTTTTCATAATTACACCCTCATGTAATAGTTACCTTAAGGTAACTTGCATAGAAGTCTACTTGACGAACTCGTCAACATACAACCGCAGTTGTTTATCAAATAGCTAAATCTTTGGTTAATCGAGTGATTTATTTTCTACGCGGTTCACAAATTTAACTAGAACTTACGCGATCTTGCTTGAAACAACTGTATGGTTTCACAGTTCTTAAGTCAGTGGCGCTTTATATCAACCCCAGTAATCTACTGCAATCACGTGCCAGAAAGCAAAACTATCATCAAGAGCACCGATAAGATGCATCTAAATTATAGGCCCTGATACCTAACCACTTTCACCGTCCTTTCCTGCCAGTAGCCCCCATATGGCACTCGCTGGCTAAGCTGTCCGTATAAATGGTGCAGCATCATCCCATCGTCCAGCAAAATCCCCGCATGATTCGCCACAGGTGCTGAAACTTGCATGATGATCAGGTCGCCGGGTTGCGCTGAGCCACTGAACTCACGGAAACCGCATTCATACCAGTTATCCATATAGAAGTTTTCTGTTCCTGACTCCCACCAATGACGGTCAACGCGATAGTCTTTCAACTCAATGCCATGCGTTTGCTTGAAGTAGGACATTATCAAGCCCCAGCAATCTGTATGGCCTAGGACGAACTCACGACCAATTAGCGGAAGGTCCCCGCGCGGCTGGATAGTCCGTAAATCCCCCTCGGGCCAGCTCACAATGTGCCAGGGTAGTTCGTTATTATCGCATTGGGCCATGTCCAATTCGGATGGCTGAGTAGTGGCATCTGGGTGACTGTGTACAATTGCTGTGATGGTCCCCCAATCTTCTGCCGCTACATAACCTTCAGGGTCGAGGTGAAACTTTTCGATCGGGTTTGCAGCCAGATTAATACAAGGAAAATACTTCTCTACTCGCGACCTCTGCGCCACAACCCCGCAGCACTCTTTCGGGTATTCCGCTTCGGCGTGGGCCAATATCGCTTTAATCGTTTTATCTCTCATGACTACCTCTTGATTAAAGCTGAGCCGGGGAATCCACCAAACGGCAGCGGGCTGTCGGCACCAAACCGCTTTTTGCAATCGACCAATAGCCCTGAACATTTATCTTTGCTCGGGTCATCTGTCGGATTGCCTTTCACATCGAAATAAAGCGTTCCAGCATAATCGCAGCCATTGCCTGAGCGATAATCACCGCGCATACACCAGGTGCAGAGTGAGTGGATTTGTCGGGTGGGGATAAGCAGTCCCTGCAAATCCGCAGGGCTGGAGAGTATGAATTCAACGATTTCATTGGTTTCTGTCGATTTACTGTCGATATAGTAAACCTGTACTTTCTCCTGTTCCGGGTCAGCCTCAGAATTGCCATCAGGGAAATTCACCGCATCCAGATAATGTTTGAATGTGTCGTGAACGACAACCTTGGCCTGCACCATGTCGTCAAATGCAAGGCACAACGCAGTGATGCTCCCATCAATATTCGCTACCGATAACTTTGGCTGTGCACTCTGTCCATCACTGGACATCTCAATGCCTTCAACCTGTACCGGCCATGCTGAATACTCTTCTCCCTGCCACCAGATAGATTTAGCTGGTAGTTTGGTTTCGTCGCCACCGGCCGCCGCAATCTCTTCTGGGGTATGGGGTAATGTATCGGCATGGAAACGCAACAATGGCCCATCAAACTTAGAACCATCAACTTCATACAGGCGAACGCGGTTACCCGGCTCCAGTCGTTGCAAGTCAGTATTAATTGCCATATTGGGTTACTCGATATTAAGGCTTGAAAGATTGCTCGAAAGTGAAAGAGACAGACATAACATTACCGCCAACCGGCACGGCCTTTATGGAGTCAGCAGTGACGCGCCACAGGCCAATAACGCCATAAGGTGCAGTCCACTGGCAAGACTTGGTGGTATGCCTGCGAACAAACGCCAGAATTGGCATCATGTCTTTTTCCAGACCCTGAAAAGTCAGCGGCCATGACTGGGTTTCAGGGTTGATTCCATCACCAGCGACTTGCTTGTAGCCATCGCCGAACTGAGCAGTCCTGACTCGCTGGTTAAAGCTACCTTCAGGAACACCCTGCGTTCGCCAAAGAAATGTTTCAATTGCCATTGTTACCGTCCCGTTTTGTTAGCGACAAAATTGGTGATGCGTCCACTTTGCCCCATAGCGCGATCAAGCTGCTGCGTAACAATAGCTATGACTTCATTTCTCGCAGCCTTGCTAACCAACTCTCCATTATTTGCGCCACTATCCTGCTGTTGGTTTCCCTGGGTGGTTATTGTCATGCCACTCAAATCGACTGATATGGCCGTCCCGCCGCCCTGCATGCCGAGCATTGGCGCGGTGGCAGTTACCGCATTACTAACCAATCCTCCATCGGCATAACCGCGCATCATCTTGTAGAGATTATCGATACCAATTCGGTTGGTGGCTTCTTTGGTAAAGACAAACTCACCGCCATGAACCACGCCTTTCGGTTCGAATTTTCCACCGTCACCAGTGTAGCCGCCGACGTCATAAGCTCTGAAGCTGGTAGACATCCCCATCGCGCCGGTGCTGGCACTGCTGGCTGCTCCACCTACTGCCCCTGCGCCCGCCGAGGCACCGCCACTCATCCATCCCATTGCCGCCTGAATAGCTTGGGCAATCAGCAACCGATTAATAATATCGACAATGCTGGTCAGAAAGTTGGTCGCAAATTGCTTCACGTTAGCGGAGCCAGTTGTCATCATCTGGGTCGCCATGGATGTCATGCTACCCATTGTGGTTTGGGCCAGTTGCGCGGTAGCAGAGAAAACGTTATTGGCGGTTTCACCGTACTGTTCTAGCCCCTGAGTCATACCCGCTAACCAGTCACCTTCGTTCAAATCCTCTTGTTCAAATCCAGCATGCAACTCAGCTTTTGCCTTGTTGTACTCTGCTGTGATTTTCGCCAGTTGTTCAGCATCATTAATACCCTTGGTATCCTTACGGAAAGTGTTATCAAGCTGAGCTTCCTGATCTACCCTTCCTGCCTGCTTAGAAGTCAGACCAAAGCGATCTTGGTTCTGCTTATTCTTTGCTGCAATGGAAGCTGTGTACTCCTCCATCTTTTTCAGGGCTTCAGTGGCCTTCTTCCGCTCAATGTTTTCGCGTGAAAGTTGGGCCTCAAGCTGCATGCTGGCAGTAATTTCACCAGAACGGGCCAGAAGTGATTTTTGGTCAGCAGTGAGGATGGTTTTGCTTTTCAGGTCAGCGATTTTCTGAGTGAATGACGAAAGTTGCTTTTCCTGCTCCGTCATTGATTCAGTTACTTTTGACTGTTCTCTTAAAACTGCGATTCGCGCTTCACTATCAAGCAATGCTTTGGTGGCTGCATCGTCTTGATAAGCTGCGGCTGCGCGACCTTTTGGTGTCGCTCTGTCCTTATATTTAGCATCTATCTCAGAACGGATACGTGCTTGTTCTTCAGCGCTGAACCGGTACGCAATTTGATTAAACTTCTGTTGTTCCTTTGTCCGTTGCTGCTCTCGCGTTGCGTATTGGTCGCGGTAACCATCCATAACACGCAGGCTGTTCTTCTCCAGTTCCTCAGCATTCTGGTTGGCTTTCTTTCGGGCAGCCGCGACATCTCTCTGATATTTTTCCTCGGTAAGCAGCGCTTTTTCGGCGGCAAGTTTATTGTTGTCATAACGCCCCGGATTAGCCTGACTTTCTGCCATTCGGGCATTTACATCAGCCAGCCTATCATCAAGAGATTTATCCCGCCCAATATCGAGCATGGCATCCCACGCACCCGCAGCCGTATTCTTTAAGCTATTCCATGACCGCTCCATATAGCCGACATTATTAACAACCTCATCAGCCCTTTCACGCATCGCTTTAGAATAAGACTCCATCGCCACTCTAGCTGCGCCAATGGTGTTTCCTGAGCGCTCCATCGCAGAGATTTGCTCATATTCGGAAGCAGTTAGGTAGTGAAGCTGATCATCAAGCTCTTTTGCTGCCTTTAACGGCTCATCCTGAAGGCGCTTAAAGTTATTAACAGTTGCATCAATGGATTGGCCGGTTGCCTGTTCCATCTTGGCGGCAGCTAAGGTAACCATCTCGATTTGTGACGAATCAAATGAACCGGTACCGACCACTTTTGCCATGGCGGCGGATAATGCAGATTGGGTCAGCCCATCACCAGACAGCCCTTTAGCCATAGCCTGAAGCTGAGAGGCTGTTCGTCCTGCATAATTACCAGTCAGAATGAGCTGCTTATTGAACTCCTCATTTTCTGTTGCGCCTTTGTAGTAAGCGAGCGCCAGCCCCCCGACTACGGCCGCCGCGCCAACTAGCCCTACCGTCATCGGAGTGATCAGGCTCAATAGCGCCTTGCTGGCATTGCCAATACCGCCAAAACTATCTTTAATCTGGCCGCCTTGCTGAATGGCGATCATGTACAGCGGCATACCACCGGCGATTGAGGTGGCGATATCCGTGAATTGCATGGGCAATTGGCGCATAGCCATACGATATTGGCCAGCAGAGACAGTACCTTTCTTCCAGGCATCTTCCTGCTCTTTCAGTCTTGCGATGAATGGCGCGGCTTGCTCTGTAACCCCCATTTGCGCAGCTTTATATGCCTGAACCTCTGAAGCCGTTTTCCCTTGTAGCTCCACTTGTTCCCGCAAGCGTTGAACAAAATTCGCCTTAGCGGCTGCCGCAGAAATATCCGCAGCCTCCTGAGCTTTTGTAGCTCGCGTCGCTGCCCGTTCTTCAGCTTCGAGTTGCTTGATCGACTCTTTTAACCCACGTGCAGCAATTGCGGCTAATTTCTTCTGTTCTGCATCGCGTCGTGTTGCCTCTTCCTGCTGCCGGATCGCGGCTATCATTGGTGCAGCTTCAGAAGTAATGCCTAACTGTGCAGCCCGATATGTGGCTGAGTCAGATGCAGATGCTTTGTACAGAGAGTTTTGGTCACGTAACTTGGTAAGAAATGCCTCTTTCGCTTCTGTGGCCTTTTTATCTGCTGCTGCCTGAGCTATTGCAGTTTGACCTTCCTCTGTTCTTGCATCCGCAACTCTGGCAAGTTCGTCTCGTGTCTGCTGAATAGTTCTTGAAGCTTGGCTGAATGTCTCAGAATCAACCAAATCCTTTGACTTAAACTTAGCTAGCTGGCTCTCCATTTCATCCAGTTTGCTAAATGCTGCTGTGACTGGGTTTATTTTGGTCAGCAAAGCCTGTAATTCTTGCTGTTGCTGTTTAAGACTTTCGTTATTCTGCTTTTGACTCTGTGCGCCAGCTTTGAAGGCATCATTCAAGCCATCTGCTTGTTTGGTAGCCTTCTCCGCTGTTTGCCCAAAGTGGTCTAACGCCTTATCCCCTTGCTCCAGGCTGGACGTATCGGCGCGTAGTGAGATTGTTGCGATATCTGCCATTTACTTGCTCCGCTTGTGAATAACGGACAGCGCAACGCTCTCCATGTGCCTTATGTCATCAAACACGGTTGCTTTGCTCTCTACACCCACCCAATCCATGACTTGTGACAGGCAGCAGTAGTCCAACCCAGTAGGCCCAGACATGCCGGTACGCCACTGCGTGGACATTGCTCTAATCACATTGAAAGCAGGCCAAACATCCGGCCATATCTCGATAATCACATCATCGAAATCATCAGGTGTCAGGCCGTTGCCTGCCAATTCTTCGCGGGTGGGTTCAGGGGTATAGAGGGCTGTGGCAACCGAGGTTAGTTTTTTTCGCGGTTACCAAGCAGTTCGCGATAAAACGCACTGATTACATTCTCGATAGCTTTCGGGTAGTTATTCGCAAGCACTTCCAGATTTTCGCGGTTGAATGCGTCGGGAAGCGCCCAGCCTTGGATAATTTTCTCTGCGAAATCTAACCCTGTTTGCCCTTCTGCTTTCTCGATATTCGATACTTCATTCAGCGGCAAATGCTTAAAGGTAAACGTTAACTCGCCGTCATCCAGACCGGCCCGAGGGATTTTCACATCTGCTTTAAATGTTGGTGACGGTACCAGGGTAAATTTTACTGCCATGGTTCATGTTCCTTATGCGGTTACGGTGACGGCACAAGTAGCGGTTTTCGCGCCATCTGCGGTGGTGTAAATGATATTGGCACTGCCAGCAGCAACGCCAGTCACAACACCAGTTACCGGGTCAACGGTAGCTTTGGTTGGTGCTGATGATGACCAGGTACCAGACTTGTTTGTTGCATTTGCTGGTTCTACGGCGGCCGTTAAGGTTTCAGTGGCAGCGACAGCAAGAGGGGTTGTAGTTTTGTTTAAAGTGACGCCAGTAACATCCACTGGTGCACTAGACTTGTAGAAAGTCGTCGCTTGCGATTGCAGGTTAAGCACCACAGCAACCGTCTCAATGGCGTTGATCGCCGTAGTTGGAATATCGTTAAAGGACACTTTCACCGACGAGTAGCGGTTCTCTTTGGCTTTAGGCACATACATGTAGGTTGCCAGTGTTTGTTCTGACTCATCCGCAGCACGTAGCACCGGATAAACAGGCAGACTGGAGTCATGCGCCAACGTCAGGGTTTGAGATTGAGCCGCCTTAAACGTATTGAGATTGCGCTGACGAGTATCGCTAAGAAACTGAATTTGAATCATCTGCTGATCACCACCGCTGTTCGATACCTCAGTGATCTGCGGGATTTCAATCCAACTTTCGACCTTCTTAACCGTACCCACACCACCACCCGCTGCGAAACGATCGGTGTTCGAGGTGTTAATAGAGCCGAGCGTTAAAGTAGTCGCGGTGGATGCTGTTACTTTTGCAACCAAGTCATTCAACGCGGCCCAGCCTGAGGTTAGCTGCACAATATCGCCCTCGGCAATGTCATGCCCCGTTGCTACCGTCAGTACTGCATCAACAGCATTGGAAACTTCCGTTACCGCAACTTCGGTTGCATATGTTTTAGCCAGGTAAATACCCGCGCCATTAGGTAGAGCAAAGCCCATGGTAATTCTCCGATTTTGGATATAAAAAACCGGCATAGGCCGGTGATGTGGGATTGATTGAGGTTTAAATGACGTCAGCACGATAGCTCATGCTGACAGGTGTTGTGTATGTGGTGTCGTTAGTAATGCCGGGAAACTGGCTGGGAACGCTGTTGATATAGCAGGTTACCACCCCGTCTGTAAGCTCAGTATTGAGGTTAAACAATTCTATTAACTCAGCAGCAATGGAATGTGATTTTGATTTACCGCTACCTGCTTTGGCGTTGATATTAATCTGATACACACCTTTGAATACGCGGGAAGCCTGCGCTAAATCGATAGTGTCTGTTGTGGCTGGCATGACATGCGATTGCAGATACATATCACCAGTGTCATCAAAGCTAACGTTTTCGGTAGCCAACGGAATGCCTTTAATCGCCGCCCATTCGCCAAGCCGTTTCTCCAGCAATACCGTGATTCGCTGAGCACTCACTTATTCACCTCATTAGCTGCTTCAGTAAAGTATTTAACAGCATCCTCGGCGGTTATGCGGATCATCCCGTTTGGGGCTTGTGATGAATGACCAAATTCAAGCCGGTAAGCGTAAGGGACGTTGTTGGTGAAGTAGATAGCCTTGGTGCCGACCTTGAACTGCTCAAGCATGTAATTGCCCACAGCCATTGTCATATTGCCACTTTTATCGATACGGCCTGTTTCGCCGTCCGGTTGAACATCTAGGCCAACCTGCCAGTTACCTCTAAAGCGTCCGCCGGTATAGCCAGCAGGTGCTTTGACATCCATGCTATCAGTCACCCTAGCCCGTTTTTTCAGTCGCCCTGTTTTGGTTAAGTTAGCTGAATCTTTCTTTAGTTCTTCGTTATGCTCGAAAACAGCATCGTTATATGAAACGGCGGTGTTGTTGGTTGCCCATAAGTCAGGGTTACCAACCGGTGACATCATAACTAACCGATTAAGAATTTTTATCCCTGCTTTTTGAACCACCAATTCCTGATTGCGTTTACCCTTTTCAATAAACGCATTAATCGAAGCCATGAAGCTGGAGTTTTCAGCCATATCACACCCTCAGTTGTGGTTTGTAGCAGATCAGCAGTGCAGCAGGTTTTACTGGATTAGGTTTAATGACTCGGTGTTTTTTGCCATCAATTATAATCAGATCGCCGATGCGAATTTCCACATCAGCCGTAGCCGACATTTTCACATCACCGTTCTGGATTAAGGTGCCATCAATCTCGCCGGGAGAGTAACTGGAAATAACACCAACAATGGAAGATGTTTCCAGAGGGATTTCCACTTCAACACCGCCGACGAACTCGACGCCACCACCGCGAGATAGTTGGTAGGTCGCTCCATTTTCGGTAATCAATCGTGTTGCTGTCGCTCGCATTCGTGGGTAATTGATAGCCATATCATCGCCTTTCTATCTGAGCGTGAATATAGTCAGTTTTAAGTGATTCAATCGCACCCACCATCATGTATGGCGCGCCACCATGGTGATAACAATCCATAACGTCGCCATTGCTGATCATTATCACCGCAAGGCTCTGGGGGCTGCCATTTTCGGCAAATGCTAGCGCTTCTTTTAATAATCTAATGACATTGGCTTTGTTGTGTTCAGCTTTGTCGTCTCTGGTAAACTGAACGATGTTAAGTTTTGCAGTCATAAACGCCTCGCTGTTGCGTTAATAGCAAAGCCGTTACCCGCAGCAAACCCGCGCAGAATTGCCATCACGGCCGGATAATTGGGAGTGAACGACTCGACATCAGATACAGCGTAAGTGATCGACACAGCTCCTGATACAGCCTCAGACTTTATTGCCGCCTCTCTATTCGAACCCAGTAAATCTCCTTCAATAGCTTCCACGGCAAGCATGCACTGCGCTGTAATAAGTTGTGGAGGGATATTAGTTGATGGATAACTAAATCCGTCGAAAGTGATACCAGATCTCGGCCAGGGTAATGGCTGGGTTAGTTTGGTTCTGCTTCCATACCAATTAAGCCCGTTCAGGTAGTCCATCGCCTTAATCAGTAATGACTCTGTTTCAGAAGGTAAGTTAACTGCGCGCGCCAAAGCGAACGCGACTAAATCTTCGAGTGATGCGTAGCTGTTAAAATCTGGCGAGGTTGGATCGGTGACTAACATCCTATCCTCCAATAGAAAAGGGGCCTAAGCCCCTATAGTTATCCAACTTAAGCAGCCGTAACAGTCACTACGCAAGTCGCAGTGAAGTTGCCGTCCACGCACTTAGCGGTAATAGTTGCGCTTCCTGCGGCAACAGCAGTCACCTTACCATTTGCATCAACTGTGGCTTTTGCAGCAGCGGATGAAGTCCAGATAACAGCTTTATTCGCAGCATCAGATGGCGCGACAGTAGCAACAAGCGTTTCATCTGCACCAACAACCAATGAAGTCGTCGATTTATTCAGAGTGACACCTGTTGCCGCCACATCTTCAGCAATCAACTTAATCATCACGCCGGCGGTAACTTTGTTGCTGGTTGCATGTTTTTTCCAGCTATTGGTCGCGCCAATTTCTGTCAGGCTCGGATTCTTGCCGCCGTTAGTTTCGTCCCAGCTATAACCAAGCAAGTCGATGTTAATTGTCCCTTCTGCGCGATAACCAACGCCGAGGTTTTCCTCATCGTTGATTGGATATGAACGGAATCCAGGAGCCTGCGACTCGGTAATAACTACCGCGTTCGGCAACAACCCAAAGATGGCATCAATTGGCGCAGTATCGGTAACCAGAACCGGCTTACCTAATGTGCCAGGCTGACCGCCATACACTACAACACCAGCTTCCTCATAAATCTTGGCTGCAATCGCCTGATCAATGATGTCAAAGTAGGTAGATGAGTGCATAACAAACAGCGCAATACGGCCAAAGCGATCACCGTACTTGCGCATGCCTTTGGTCAGGGTTTTCTTGCCATCAACTTCAATATTGGCAGTTACAACCATGTCAGGGTTAGCACCGATGGAAGCGCTCAACGCCTGAATGCCGTACTTGATGAATCCCTCCAGTGAGGCATCTGCAACATCTACGCCCACAATTTCGGAGAATTCAGACACGTCACGGCCACGACGTTTAAATGCCTCTTCAGTAGTCTGGTAAGGGCCGTATTTCCACGGAGCCTTAACGCCAACTGATTCACCGGCACCAATTTTCTTGCCTGTGACTTTCCCGGTTGAATCAACATCACGGTGCTCGATGCTGCCACCAAGCTGATAGAAAGCACGTTTACGGAAATCCCCTTCAATCAAGGCGTTATCCAACACAATCGCGCCATTTGAAGAGGCGTTGAACACGTCAAGGTTGTCCTGTCGGCGCTCAAGATAGGATGTCTGAGCCAGATCGTTATAGATGATCAGGTCAGAGTTAACGGTTGTGGTCATAAATTATAAATCCTTATTCTTTCGGAAGTTTTAAGAATGCCTGCTGCCCGTTAGCACGAATAAATTCCGCCTTTTGGGCTGCGGTCATTGCTGATCGTTTGAGTGCTCCGCCATTCTGCTTATGACCGCCAGCGTTGGTGCCTTCAGCCTGCGGCCAGAGATGCGGAGCAACATCTTTCAGTGATTCAGCCCATTCGTGCGGGGTGAGTGGTGTTTTCCCATCCTTTCCCAGTAGGGCTGAACCATCTTTATCAACGGCGACGGCCTCACCTTCATCGTTGAGAGTAAATACGCCTTTTGCGCGCAGGATGATGTCGTCAGCAGCACCCGGCAATGCGCCAGTTTTCAATGCGGCGGAGCGAATGGCATCACCAAGCACCCGGTCACTGAATTTTTTGCTGAAACTTTCGGCTTTCTCAGCGCGGTCATTGGCAACTTTGAGTTTTTTATCAACATCAGCCCGTAATCGCTCAGTGCGTTTATCCAGTACCTCATCAATCTTTCCAGCGGCGATCAGCTTGGCTTCTTCGTCGTCAGAGAATCGTTGCAGGATAGTTTTCACCGCGTCCGGGTCGATACCGTCATAGCGTTTCAGGTTCTCGCCTTGCTCTTTGAGCTTGCCGAGTAATTCGCTATTTTTGGTTTTGAGTCCTGTGACAGATTCATTAACCCTGGCATCAATCAATGCCTGAATCTCTGGTGTGATAGTTGCGGCTGGCCCGCCACCATCTTCGCCACCTTCACCTGCCTCGGCACAATATTTACGTGCGATATTTCGGAATAGCATGCTGTCCCCTTGGGATTTATTGCTGGGCCTAGCCCATAAAAAAGCCCCGCACAATGGCGAGGCTCAGATTTTGGATAACTCAGTTGTTTACTGTTGATGGTAATGGTTAAAGCGTAGTTTTCTACAGGCCTGCATCAGAGAATGCCCGACCGTCAATATCGCGAAGCTGCTGTAACGTCAGCCACTCCCCTTTATCAGTGAAAAATTCTTCAGTTCGCATACCGCCATCTTTCATCAGTCTGGCGCGAGTCTCGCCCAGCACCTGAACCTGTCGGCGGTAAGATTGCCGCTGTAGCCACTCACCGTATGTCGTTCTCGCTGGCACTTGCCCGTCCATGCTGGCGCGAGTACCTTCGTCCATTTCGTCGATATTGATCCCCAACTCTCGCCATGATTTGGTGATTAAGGTTTCCATCGAGCGACAGCAGAAATGAATGCGCCCCGGCCCCTGAAGGTATGGAATCTTGTGACCAATGGGTTTACCTTCCAGCGTGTATTTGAGCCGATCACGGATGATGCAATCGTGAGAAGTTTTATTGTCCAATGTACTGAGCCATTGCTTTGCGTCGATAATATTGCTGTTGTTATCAACAAACTTATCCCGCGCGACAGCAGCCATATGAGTGATGGCCGTTTTCACCACCGCCGTGACATTCTTCCGGCCCGCCTCGAACGCGCCATCTTGATAGTTTCTTGCTCTGGTGCCGCGTACTTTCCGCGCCATCTGCTCAACAGTATCGCCAGCCAGATAGCCGTTTTTCACAGTGTTGATAATGCGCGTCATCCGATCGGCTTCGATATTCTCAGCCCAGTCTCGCAGCAATCGCCCTTGGAACGGTTGAGCCATTGCAGCAGCGTAAACCTGCTCTTGAGTGATTGATGCTAATGGGAAGTGATTTAAAACTGGCCCCGGCAATAAAGAATCAAACAAACCAAGCTGATAACCTGCCTCATGCTTTGCGAAGCCGAGCAGTTCGTCGGACAAGGAAGCATACATCGCATCAACAGCTTGCTTGTTGACTTGTCGAACACTCGCTAGCAAGCTCTCTAAGCGCTTCACTGTGACACTGTTTGGATTGAACTCATCAAGTGCCACAATGAGACGAGCCGATAGCTCTGCGTCACTCTCGTTGAGAACTTTAACCATTTTACGGGCAACACCAGCACCATAACGCGATTGAAACAGGCTATGTGCTATTGCTTCATCACGTAGCCTTTCGTTAATCGTTGCCATTTAGCCACCTGTCAGGCTGGGACTCTGATTTTTCAATTCGTCCAGAACATCATTGGGGTTAGATTCTGGGTCGATAATATCCAGCTTTTGCATTGCCCGGATCATATCCGCGTCACGAATTGCACCGCTCTGCCAAGCTGCAACAATCGCGGCCAACATTCCTGAGTCTGCAACACGTTGAATAAATTCCTGACTAATGGAATACGCGACCTCTGCGTCCTTATCCCCCATGTATTTCGCACACCAAAGCAGCGCTTGCGTATAGGCCTCTGAAACGTTGGCACAACAGATGCCAAGAACAGAGGTAGATGCAGCCTGATCGCCAGTTGCCTGCGTTGCTGTTTTTACCGCGCTATTTTGCTCAACCAATCGAGCGCCAAGAGAGATCATGTAGTCGCGCTTTGAATCCATCCCCTCCTTGGCAATCATGTTTGGCTGCGCTTGGTTAAACCCAGAAGCCCCGTCCTTTGGCAACAATATTGGCGAACGTGAACCAAGAGCAACCCCTGCCTTTTGCAGCCAGTCGCGCCACTCCTCGGTTAATCCACTGATCCACGGCTGCACCTGCCCACAAAAGAACAGACTATCCTCGTAATCGGCTGAGTTTCGGTAATGGCCGAGATTGATTTCAGTCAGTGCCAATAAAGGTGATTCATCAATTGACGGGTCATTGTTTTGCGCGCCAACAAAGGTGAACGGTATTTCATCCCATGAACCGCCAAACTGAATCACTGGGTAATATTCGCTATCAACGTCATAAACACCGCTCTTTTTCGGTCCGACATTACGCCAGACGCGACACACGAACCGACCACCGTCCATCGCCAGCTCACGGTATTGAATGCGATCCTTGAAGCCGTAGCCATCTGGTTCTTCAACACACTCACGCAGCACGACCAAAACCAGTTTATCACGCCCATTTATTCGCTCAGTTCGCCAGTTGATAATGTCCTCAGCGCGATAATTAAGAATGATGGCCCCTTTCATATCAGCGCTGTAATCGACGTATAACCCCTCTCTGGCAACTTCTAATACAGATTCAAGAACTGACTGCGCCTGTTGATAAATGCTGATACCTGCGCCATTGGCGTTGGTTTTCAGATATTCCATTTTATCGACGATAGTCACAGTGGGGTCGCGACGAAATGCCATCCCGATCAACCCATTTTTGGTATGTCCGGTAATCGCATAGAAAACAGCGCGGCGGAGATAATCATCATTGCGCCGGTTGTTCTCTTCACTGTTGTTGGTTGGGTCGAGCTTTGGCAGATATTTATGCCGTCTACGTTTAACCGCATCTGGACCACGACAAACATCGCGAACCGTTTCCCATAACGGGCTTGCGGCCCCATGCTCCGGCCGGATAAAGGTGATGTCGTTATTAGCCATTAATATGCGGTTCTCATGTTGATACTGAATGCTTCTTGGCGCTTGTTGTTCTTCGCTACAGCAAAGTAACGGAATCCATCAGAGCCGTGAGATGTGTGATCGTGAAGTGGTTTGTCTTTCCAGCAACCGCGCTTGTCGTCCCATTCTTTCCGGTAGCCTTCCAGATGAGTAATGCCTTCAGCGCACTTCTCTTCATCAAAGACACACTTAGGTAGAATTTCACGCACAGACTCGATACCAGTATCAACGCCAGTTTTCGGCACCACTTTGAATGTCATTGAGTAAACTTGCCCATCGATTTCATAGCCTTCCCGCGCCAGTTCTTTGCGAGACTTGGCATCAGAGCCGAATTCGCGGTTTTCGATGTCGTGCGGCCCCCAATGGTCGCCATACGTATAGCCACGGTCTTTCAGCACCTTCATATAGTGCCGCAGACCTTCACCGGAGTTTTCGTAGTAGTCGATGATGTGGAATTCCTCGCCAACTTCACGAACAAACCAGATTGCCGTTGAGTCACCCACACCGATATCCCAGAACGTGTGAACCGGTAAGTGTGAGTTATCAGGTAATTTGCAGATCCGCTTGTTGGTATAAAGCCAGCGGAACTGTTTGGCGTAGTAAGCACCCTCAACAGACTGCTGGAATGCTTCGGCGGGGATGGTTGGATATTCCCGCTTCATATCGTCGCCAAGCGTCTTCTCTTTGGCGTAGTACCATGCTTTCTGGCGCTCGTTAAGATGAACGCCGTGTTTGGCTTCCATCTCAGCAAAGTAATCAACAAGGCGTTGCGGTAAAGCCTCAACCGGGTCGATTGCGTACTGTGGATTCTTCCACCATGAGAAGAAAAAGAACTTCCAGTCGAGATTTGAAAGTTCCTTCCCTTGGAGTTGCGCTTTCTCTGCATCCTGGCAGTAATCGTAGAAATAGCCTGCGCGCCCCTCGGCGGTACTCTCAAGGGTTATCTTTCCACCCAGCGGCACAGCTTCGAAGGCACCAGTTACTATCTCTTTGGCCTTCTCTGGGTACTTCGCGCATATTTTGCCAAACTCCGAAACGTGCAAGCTGTATAGCGTACCGCCACGAAACGAGGTGGATACCGTTACGCTGCCACCTTTATCAAACACATATTCGCTCGTCGTTTCCTTGGTTAAAGGATTTGCTCGCTTAATATCATCTGGTAAAAGCCGGTAGGCGTACTGGGTTTTATTTCGAAACAGGCGCTCTGCATCGGGAAGGGAGTGAGCGATAAGTGCACATTCTTTTTTATGGAACAGTGCGAGATCAAGCTGGATGATGCAAACCTCTGTCGTGAAACCTAATTGCCTTGCCTTTAGGATCACGTTTCGGTCGTGCATACCGTCGAAATACTCCAATTGTTCAGGAGTCATTTTGAAAGTGACGCACTTTCCGTTTTTGTCTTTGATTTTGTAGAGGTGGTTAAGACGCCAGAACCTGTTCTTTAGCATCTTTTTCTGCTTATCAGTTAACACAGCCACCCCTTACAGGTCATCATCTCCTATCTCATCCATTACTGATGCTACTGAGCTAATAGACATCCCACCTGAGTGCTCAACTTTCTGTTTATTGGTATACGCATCGCCAACCTCTTTCGCGGCCTGCTCCATTAGCTGAGCGGTCATTCCGAAGTTCTTTTGTTTTTCAGTAGCGGCAGCCATGCGATCCAAAGCTCGTAGGCGATAGGCCTTATTTGCTATTGGAATGTTTGCTATTTCTGTCTGGAAGCGTTCACGCGTGACGGTAAATAGCTCAACCCATTTTTTAGCCAAGCCCTTTCCGCTGACCTTTGTCGGGTCATGCGATTCAACGTGTTGATGGGTAACTTTAATCCCAAACTCTTTTTGGACAGCTTCAGCCACCATCGCCAAGGTATCGAAGCATGCCAGCGCTTGAATGATGAAGGCTTTTACTTCCGGTTTTAATGCAGCCATAAATCACCATTCGTCCAAAGCAATCCAAAGTTAAGCCAGCTTTAAGAGGCATGTTCCACACGCCCTGGCAACGTTAAGATGGGCCACCTCCGCAGGTTTGTTTGCCGCATCAATCATTTCCTGTACTTCAACGCTTGCGCCATATCTGCGAACCACTCCGACAAACTCTTCAACGTCATGGCCGCGCAGTTTCAATACCGGCTGCCCTTCTTTGTTGAACTTTGGCGCGCCGAATTCGTCAGTGGCTTGGCATATATGATATAGCTCGTGTTCTAACAGCGCACAGAACTCAAGGTCAGAACATTGAGCGCAATAATCAGCAGCCAAGGTAATGATGAATGTCGGCACATCACCGAACCATTCGTACATCTGTTGCTCCATTCGGGCCTTTTGCCAGCCACCGGCTCTCATTGCTACCTGCTCAGCTTGACCAAGGACAATGCGACCCTGCTTTTCAAACGCAGATGATGCCCACATGATTTTTATGTCAGCGTCAATTAAGTGTCCGTGGTCGGGATTGTGTAGCTCGCCTTCGTCACTGAGTATTTGACTGTTAACCCATTCAAGCACTTCAGTGGCGGGAACCAATTCAATGTGAGGTCTGAACTCATTAACGAATGATAATGGCGGGTATGGCCGCTTCGTTTTTGTATTTGAATTAGCCATAACAGAATATTCCGCTGGTTGGTAAAGTATCTCGCTCGGTAATGGCGAGACCAGTATGATTGCAAATCTATATAAAATTCTGTCAAAGGCACTTGTTAGTACATTTTGCAGAGTTTTATAAATAGCATCCAATAAAAAAACCGCCCGAAGGCGGATTAAGTTAATAGTAATTGTCTTTTTTCGCGCTTGCTGGCTTGAACCCATCCATATAGCCAAATAACTGCTCCCTTGCCGTTTCCTGGCTATTGCAGTGACGCAAGACATGCCTGCTATCTGTATGGCTAGTCTCCCACGCCCAGAATTCTTCGTTCAACCCGACAGATTTAAGTATTCGCCCCTTAACTCGATCTTCAAGCCCATCTACATCGAACAAATACTCTTCCATTACTAAATGCGGCATATGTATCTCCTTTATTTTAAAAGAATACCTTTATCATAACTGGAGTGTTTGCGCATTATTTGAACCTAGTTTATGTCTGTAATGATTGAGAGCCGTTGTGAAAGTGGTTTTCAATTTGCAATTATGTTTTTCTCCCAGTGTTTTGCCGCCACCCAATAACCTCATCCAGCCGCCCCTTGCAGATCCGCAGCTCACGTTTCAAAGCCAGCGCATACAGCCCACTATCGCCCCAGGTGGTACCGACGAACTCCGGCACTTCGCATTCAGTTAATGCAGATTCTGGCGGGAACAATATGGGGCAAGTGACCGGTGGGCGTGATACCGACTTACTCGCGCAAGATGTTAATGCTAGCGTCAGGCATGCGCTGAATAGCACATTTATCATCTGACGACGCCGCCAGAAACCGCTTAAGCCTTTCGTCACTTTCATTGCGTAGTTTCCTTTCATTCTCAAGCTGGCGAGTTGTAGCTGCTCGGTTGGCGGCTTCATTTACCTGGTATGCATCGATGATGTTGCCCAGTGCTGTGTTTGTGGCTTGCTCACCACTCAGCGCTTTTTCCGCTTTTTGGATATCATTTGAGAGGCGATAACTGTTAAAGAACAGAGCTGACACAATAACCATCAGCACAGCAATGACTAATCCGATGGCCTTATTCATCCAACCCCCAGCAGGTCAGCTCGCTTTCCTGTGCGCGGCGTTCTATCTGCCCGTAACAGTTATTTGAGCGGATATTGCAATCCTTGCCGCCGTCATATACCCAGCGTTTGATTTCAACGCATGCACCTTTACGGTCGCCAGCGTTTAGTTTTTTATAGAACGTGGAGGTGAAACATTTACTCGGGCCGATGTTATAGGGGCAAAACGAAGCGATACCAGCAATCTGTGGTTCAGTCAGCAGTACCCGGACATTTTTTTTTACCCAATTGATAGCCTTGTCAGCCTCCAGCTTATTTACCGCAGCACATTTCTCCGCTGACAGCTTCATCCCTGTAACTACCGGTTTGCCATCAACTTGAGTAGCACCTCGGCAAATAGTCCAGATCCCCTTGCCATCAGGGTAAGCAATCAGCCGATTACCTTCTTTCTCATCCAGAAACTGACTGAGAATGATTGATGCTGGCGCGCCCGCCATAACCAGACCAAGAACCGCAGCGCTGAGCTTGGTTTTTATCGAAGCCATTATTCTGACTCCATTTGCTGCAACGCTTCATTGACCACCTGAATAGCCTCCGGGTGGCTGCCAATAGGCTTGCCCTGCAAGTAATCTTTTAGTATCTGCGTCCGGTCCTGCTGCTCTTTAATCTGAGCGGCTTTCTCTCTTCGATTCGCGTAATACGTCTTTATGGTGAACCAGGCACTTATCAGCGCGCCGATTATAAAAATGTATTCCTGCAAGCTAAGAGCGGAGAACAAAGCAAGTGAGGCTGTCCACCAGTAAGGTAATTGCCCGGTATCGTTCATCTTCATGACCCACCCCCCAGTTGGGGATATATCCCCGGCTGTTGGTCGGGTGCTGTTGTGTAGGGAATAGCTCCCGCCGTAGTCATTCGAAAGTGTGAGGGTGTTTTCAGTGATTGACTGTTTTGACGGGAGCTAAATGCAAAAAGGCCACGCAATAGCGCAGCCCTAAGATAGAGACCACTCCGAGGAAGTGCTCGACATGGTTAAACGAAAAAGGCCCACCGAAGTGAGCCTTAAAATTCTGTTACTTTCTCAGTCCAACGAGTGATCCGTCAGCCCCGTGATTATCAATTGTTTTATGCCTTCAATGACTTCCGATAATCCATCCTCACTTTCAGGGTCAGCCACGTATATCTTATGGCCCTCATCACCAATACTGGCAATGAGCACTCCAGAATCATAATGGACAGTAACCGAAACAAGGTAGTGATCGCCACTTGTCGGAGAGTCGTTAACTACCGTGCTGATGAAGAATGAAATTTTGTTATCTTTATCAAGCCTAAGTGATGCTATCGAAGTTTTTTCGTAGAGGTTATTAGCATTAATTAACCCCAGCGTTACGTAAGGCCGAGGGGTATCGTTTTTATCAAACCATTGTGGATATTCAAAATTTAAGGATGCACGATAGGACTCCATCAAATTTCCGATATCTTTTTGCAGTTGCGTGCGCCTTACTTGACGCTTATCCTCAAGCTTGATTCTTTGCCGCTTAATATCTTCATAGCTAATAGCCATTCCTTGCTCCCAATTGTTTGCAATCCGAACAAGCATGATTATCACCATTTATATTAAGTTTCAGTGAAACAACACACATTCACCACATTCGGCTGGATACTGTTTCACAACGATTGGATTAACCAATCCAGTACCCATGCGAATGTAGAAAGCAAAAAGCCCAAGGCGTTAACCTCGGGCTTCTAATTTTACCGACCTCTCAGCCAGAACGGTTGGAGTTCCAGACCTAAGTCGAAGTGACCAACTCGGCGGTATCTGTGAGTTAGGGCCGCCGCTTATTCCCTAACTCACCGCTCTTCGCCTTCGACGTCCGAGCATAGCTACTTTTGCACAGTTCGGCGTCGCGTTCAAGAGTTTTTGTGAAAATATTTTCTATTTATGCTGCCATATGTAGTTTTTCATTCTCCATTTCTATCTGCATCGCAGCAAAAAGTAAGTCTTCTGCTGCATTTTCTGCCCACCTAACTCTCCGGCGTGATGATTCCAACTCCATTCCCGTTAGCTCTGTTAGCTTCTCAGAGATAACTTGCGGTACTTTGCAATCAAGATAATGTCTAATTACTACTTCACGCAGGGGGCTGCGAGTTGATAATGTTTTATTAATTATCTTTTCTACAAATTCAGCGTCATCTTGTTCTTTGGCGAGAGAGATGGCGCTGGATCCTGAACTATTTGGCAAAAATATTTCTTTAACCTTTCGGATTAAATCATTACCCATATAGCCTTGGTTAAGTAGGTTTGTGAAAATTACCTTTATCCGCTCACCCTGTTCTGAATTCCACTCATTGCACCACATCATTCTTCCTATGATGTTCCCAGCGCTACTGGCTGGCCCCTCTTTTCCTCGATACTTTGCCCCCCAGTTCATAAGCATGTATCTGGTCCATGTTTGCTGGAGAGGTGTTATTTTCTTGGCACCGTTGGCCCACACACGCCTTAGTTGAGTTTTGCGCTCGAACCCTGCCAGCTCAATTAGCTTTTTATCGTCACTCATAGCGACCTCTTCCTACCAGTTGTCCCAACCATCAGCCGACCATTAACAATGGCGTGGTGCTCACCCTTAGAGTCATTGGCGTACTTCCTGACTGTTGAGCGCTGAGTATTTAGCTGGGCCGCTACAGTTGATTGGTTTCCATAAGAAGCGATAAGTAACTCGGGGATGGTTTTGATGTCTGCGTTCACGCTGCCTCCTGAGTCTCTTTTAGCCGCTTCAATTCCAGCCGGTAGTAATCACGAATGCCTTTCAACTCTTCGATGGTGTAGCTGCGGCGTTCGTGGTTATTCTCGATAGCCTCAACGGTTTCAATGCCAATGCGCTTAATCAGCTCGACACGGTACGGAACGATATTCCCGCTCTTGTGCTGGTTGCATACTGAACATTGCTTATGGATTTGTCGGGGGTCGAATCTGAATTGAGGTGCTGCTGCGGTTGTTCTATAGTGCCCAGCGTCCCACTGTGCTGCTGAAGTGGTGCCACATGATACGCAGGGTAGGTTTGAATCTCGTGCTCTTACAAAGGCGTTGACGGCTTGCTGTGCTTGCTTAGTCCAATATGCTTTTGGCTTGGCGTTAATCTTCCTGACTTTAAGTTCTTTTCTTTCCTCCTTTTCTTTCTGTCGCCTTCGCTGTTCGGATTTTCTTAACGCATCATCATGAGCTTTTTTCGCCAACTGCTTTATGTGCTCATCTTTATGCTTTTCGCAGCACCACCACTCGTATATCGCGGCTGGCGTAAACCTCTTATTGCATACTTTACAATTCCGGTGCTTTGGGAGCTTGGCTATCATTCCCGGCCTCCTTCGTTGCTTTATCAATGCATTTCTGATGAGCGTAGGTTTCACCCTTGTTAAGCATCAGGAAGCAGAAAATACATATTGATTGGGGGAGTTCAGGCATTTAGAAACCTCCTATCAACTTTTGAAGCAACTTCCCTATTTTCGAATCCTGGTTAACACCAACGCTTCCGATGAAAACCCACTGATATGGAACAGTCAGCAGATACAAAGGGAATACCCACAAAAGATTTAGTCGCTGCAATCGAGTTTGTTTCGGGACCGGGTACCACCGACTGACAACCACATAATCTGATTCGTTGTCATAGTCGCCATACAGGAAATCCATGAGTTCCTTCGCTGTGCGGCCATCAAGCTTTCCGAAATCTTCTATCAACTCACTGCGATAAATTTTTCTCTTTTTGAAATAAATACTCATCGCGTTCTCCTTACTCTGTCGAATTTGGCGCGCAGCAAAACGCATATGTGGTCATATGTGGGTATTTCGCTGGCGGGGACTTGTTTGGTTGGCTTGGTTCGGTGGGATACTTTGAATTTGAGATTATCTAGTGCGATTTGTGTGCTGCTTGTTTGCGCCATTAGACTTCTCCACATGGAGTGAGCTTGCGGCCTGACTATCCATTGGCCTCCACAGATACATTCCGCACCTTGGGCAGAGATAGTGAATTCCATTATGCCGATGGCTTACGTGCTGGAAGTCATGCCCAGTAAAAATGCAGCGAATAGTTGTGAGAATTGAAAATTGGTTTCTCATGCTGCCACCTTCCCCTTGTCACCGAACCTGTTGGCCCACTCCACATCTCGCTTGGCATCATCGCTAAACTTCACGTTATGCTCAGTGCCGAACCAGTAAGCAGCCTCGATAATTTCTACCATCTCGCTCTTTCTCATCTGGCTTGTGCGATGACCAAAGCGAACGTAGCCACCAGTAATGCCCGGTGCCTGTCTGCGTTCCTGCTTCTTGGTTTCTGCTACAAGGTCAGTGATTAAATCCTTCCAGTCCTCTTTGCTGTACTTCACGCCATGCCAGAAAACTTGCTCGGCAATGTCAGTAAGTAGCGGCCACATTTTGTTATTCTGTGGAAGGCTTCGCTTAGGTTCCTGGATGATTACTTCTTTGGGGGATTTTAAATCGAGCGGTGTGTTTCTGATGGCTGCTATTGCGTTTTGTCTGATACTTTCGTTTAGAAGTAAATACTTCTGTTTATCCATTTTCTTTCTCCGGCGCGTCGGGTAGTGGCATCCAGTGAGTGGCTGGCAATTCACGCCCAGAAACAATGGAGGTGAAATATCTGTAAGTTTTCCCAGAGCGCTCCATTTGCCCGATATTTGTACAACCTTGGTAAGCAGTGATAACAACATCGCCAACTTCCGGCATCTGGTCACTACACTTAATCCAGCCTTGCGGGATAATTTCAGGAATATTTTGTTGTTGGTTTTGTGGTTCCGGCGCGGCGGCGAGCATGGATTTAAAGATGCCGGTGACACATTCAGCGCTTTCTCTGCAACTGTAAGGCCAGCCCTGACGCTTCAATACTGCTGATGAAAGTGCATCCCATGCCTCAGACTCAAAGCCAGCTATGACCATATCCTCTGTAGGCCAACCTTCCGGTATCTCCGGAGAGTTCAGCTGTGGGGTGAGATAGACAGGGATGTCACCTGCACCGCCCTCAGGCCAAATATCAGCATCAGAACCGGAGCGAAGATAATCCAAATGGTTTTGCTCTAAATAACCAACAGGCTCAGCCCTCTTTGCAGCTAACGCGATTCGGGCCAGTGCTGCACTTTCAGTGTGTGATGGTGGGAATGATAATGCTTTCAACTCAGTTATTTCTTCCAGTCTCTCTACAGTAAAACTATCTAATTCTTTCATGGGAAAACCTCATCACCTTTAAGGTGGTCAATGAAAATTAATGACTTAGCGTCACTGTCCCAGAAATTACCTTTCCTGTCGGTCATCTGGTACCAAATGCCGGGGTTCATCCGTCCAGTGGTTACTTTAGATTTGACGAAATAAGCATCTCGACGGGGATTACCCTCGCCTGCCCACGGATTACGCATTAAGTCACCAAACTCAGGCTTGCGACCGTCGTTAATTTTCTTGGCTAGTTCATGCATCGCTTTTATTCGGTCATTTAGTTCCATCACTCTCTCCCTTGATTCGAATGCCGGCAGCACTTATCGCCTCATATACGTCTACTACAAATTGGCTTGTGCGGTCGTAGTGACCCGGTTCAGGTAAGTCCAAAGCGATGCTTTCACGGCTGGCTTTCCAAGCTAGCCAAAATACCGAGTGATAATCATCAACATAGTTTTCACCGCATCGTTCTAAGCGACCAGTAATAGATATGGATGGAAGTCTATTTGCCCACTTCTCAAACTCTTCCCGCGATTTAGTTATGTCCATCATGATTTCCTCGCTGCATTCAGTTTTGCTTTGATTTCAGCAATGTGATCCAAAGCTTTTTCGTTGCTAACCGGAATGTGAAGTTTAGGGATTTGCACCACTGGCGCGGGGATCAGCTCACCAGATTCAATGCGCTTAGACATGTCAGCCAACTCTTTGCCGCAACGTTTCCGTAAGTCCTGCTCAGATAACCCCTGCACTCTCTGCTGCGAGTAGAGCTTCGTGACCATCCAGTAGGCCGGATTGCTGGGCCAAGGGAATGCTTCGGCACTGCTGAACATGTCACGACGCTTGGCGTAGTCCATCACCATGTCATAAAGCTCATCAGCATCAGGCAGTCCAGCGGCGCGAGTGGCTCCCTGTTTGCACCATGCAATGAATTGACCGGGTGACGGCCAGAACGGGGATTCACTGGCTCGGGCATGTTGCATACCAGCGGATAACTGCTCACGGCTGCGAATACCATTTTCAGCAAAGGCGGCGATCCACTGACGCTTGGCAGCCACTTCATCAGCGGGATTTCGAAACGTGGTTGATACGGCTGCCGGGAATACCTGCTTCAAGTTTTTGAATAGTGCATCCACCATCTTTTCAGCTTCGGGATTCACCATCTTCACGGCTTCTGGCGCAGATCCAACCATGCGGGCCAGTGCCGAACCGTCACGACTATCGATAATGCGAGTTAAGTTGCTCATATGAACTCATTCTCCCATGCCTCTTTGTCGTTCCAGTGAGCCTGATTATTTACGACTTGAGTCTGCTGGATGATTGGATACTTCGGTTTGAACAGGCCTTGGTAGCTGTTGGCTATGCTGGCGTCGATTACGGCTGATGGGTCGTGCCCTTCGTCAAAACATTCTTTCAGGAGGTTGAACGCTTTGGTAACGGTGAGCATCGACTTGATTGGTTTCTTCGATTGTGACCGGTAACTAACCCACTCAATCCAAGATTGCTTGCTAAGCCATTCAGGGATTTCTACAGAGAGAGGATCGAACCCTTTAACTTTTCCCCTCTGGGGGATTAAGGGGGTATTACTATTTTCTTTTATCTTTAAAGTATTTCTTTTGTGTGTCTCTAACTTCGAGACTTCATGTGTCTCTATTTTAGAGACACTTTGTGTCTTCAACTTAGAGACACTGTCTCGTTTTTGGAGACTATTAGTGAAGTGCCACGCTGAAAGCTCTTTGTTTGGGCCGATTCGATTACCGTCCATCATCAAGCAATGCATTGAAAGCAATTCTTTTTTTGCCTTGTTAACGTTCTGCCTTGAAAGGCCGGTGAGTTCTGCTATCTGGATGTCAGCGATCCTGTCCAGCTTCTTCTGAAAACCGTATGTTTTGCGTATTACGGCAATCATCACCTTTAACTGACGAGCAGTTAAATCAGCTCCTGCAATGGCCTCTAGCAGCTCGTTAGCGATGCGGGTATATCCGTCATCGGTATCAGCCACTTTTTGCTCCTTGCCGCCAGTGGGAGGCGGAAATTGAAGTATTTCTGCTGTATTCATTTGGCCTCCATGCGCTCAAACTCAATTACCCAGCACCACGGATTAACTTCAAAGGTGTTGTCTGGATAAATTCCATCCCATAATTCACGGAACCACAGCCACGCATCCAGAGAGCCGCCAGTAGCTTCACGCTCTGCTGGGTAACCCTCTGCCATAGCATCGCCAGTGCTGATATCATTCAACCGCTCAACACGAATGCCGGTGATCAGTAAGTTGATGCGGGATGCCCAGCGCGGCATGTGGATTGATGGACGCCACGACCCCTCATACTTCATGTTTGTGGTGTCAGGCTTCCAATAGGCTGAATCAGGGATTGAATACAGCCCATAATCACCATGCTTTTGCTCGCAACTAGCCTTGTATATGCGAGCGGCCGCTTGCTCATCACCTTTGACCATGTTGTCTTGCCAATCGACACAAACACCATCCTCGTTGCCAAGAAGAGCAAATGTCTCGCGCACCCAAAGCTGATCGCCGAGCTTACCGAGTGGGCATGGAAAATAACTGCTTTCACCTAAATTTCCGTACCACTGAAAATTAAAGTCATCGTTATGACGAACATGAACAGCTTCAAGATCCTGACCGGCGGGCTGGTTTCCCATAATTCGTCTCGTCTGCGTCTTGCGACCACTGAGAATGGCGTTGACCATCTCGGCATTGAAAAGTATTGGGCGTTCCTTACTGTTTACTGATCCAGTGTTTTGCATTATTATTACCTCAGAAGTTAAGTGTTATCTGCTCTGCTGAATCCCTGCCTTGCCGCGGGGATTTTTGTTTTGTAAGCATCCCAAATGCATCCTGAAACGCTCTGCTTATTGGGCTTATCTCTGATGCCATCCCAAAAGCACAAATGACCGCTGCCATAAAGCGCCAGTCAGTTCTGCTTATCTTCGATTCATGACATCCAACCATGCTTGCCAGTCCACGCTGCGTTAGCGTGCTGAGATTAATCAGCAGGTCTGTTTCTGCTCGGTCAATTTGACGTTGTGTTAGCTTGCTGTTACTTGCACGTTCCATTGCGTACTCTTCCCTTGTTAGATGTTGTTACGTGACAAAGCTGTGAGCTTGTCACTTTGGTGTGCTCCGCAAGCGGCAGAGCTGGCCTGATTGTGTAAAGAGCGGTAGTGCTTAAGCTGCGTCGCTTACGGATTTCATGTATCGCTGCGGGTAGAGAATCTGCATTTCGGTAATCATTCCGTCGTAGAACCGAGAAAGCTTTTCGGCCATTTCAAGGGAGGTAATTTGAGTACCCCTTTCGATTCGGCTTAGGTTCCCGACATCGCACTGAACAGCAAGTGCCACCTCTGAGATTGTCAGTTTTTTCTCTACACGCATTTTTCTTAGTGGTGTTTGCATATTTCACTCCTTTAAATGCGCTATACGCATATTATGCGATAAGTAAAGTTTGCGCAAGGCGCTTTGCGGTGAACGCAAAAAATGGGTTCAATAGAGTTATGAAAATAGGTAATCGCATTCGAACTCTTCGCAAGTCGAAGAAAATGACAATTCTCGAATTAGCCACTGCTATTGGTAGCGACGTGGGAAATTTGTCACGACTGGAAAGGGACAAGCAGGGCTACACGGAGGCAACGCTTACAAAAATTGCTGATGCTCTGGAGGTTAAAGTGGTTGATCTATTTAGTGAGGAATTGGTTGAGCCTCCCGCTAAGCGGCATACTAATGAATCTAACTCTTACCGTGTCGACGTCCTTAATATCTCTGCAAGCGCAGGAAAAGGGGTTGCTCTGAAAGATGAGTTTATAGAGACGATAAAATCTATTGAGTACTCTTCAGATGAGGCGAGGCTGCTGTTCGGTAACCGTCCGCAGGAAAATATAAAGTTAATCGCCGTAAATGGTGACAGCATGTCTGGAACCTTTGAACCAAGAGATCAGATTTTCGTTGATGTGAGCATTAACTATTTTGACGGGGATGGGATTTACATCTTTGTTTTAGATAATGATTTGTACGTTAAAAGATTACAGTTGCAGCACACAAGGCTGGCTGTGATTTCGGATAACAAAAAATATGAGACCTGGTATATCGATCAGCACACCGAAGCGAATCTCAATATCGTTTCCAAGGTTCTGATTAGCCAGTCTCGCGCGTACAAGATCCACGGCTAACCCACTGCTAGCCCATAGAGGGGTGGGATGATCAAGGTCGCTTAGGCGGCCTTTTTCATTTAATGATCACAATAATAGCTAAATGCATTTTAAGCTAAATTATTATGCTTTTTTAACTTTTTGCAAATTGTTTGTTTTTTCATTATTCTTATTTTTCAGTTAGTTGACTGTGAAAGATAAATATAGTAGCTAAATTACTTATTAGCTACTATTTACAGCTAATGTCATTGTAAGCTAGTATCTTTTTTACTACTCACTGAAAGAGAATATTATGGATAAGAAAGAGCGATCCAAAAAGGCTGCAGCCGTTTCCGCCGTTGTTCGATCTGCACCAAAGCCCACCCATAGTGGCTTAATGTCCACAGGCGTTTCTTGTGCCGTACTACCAGATGGGCGACGAGTAGTATCCATGCAAGGTAATAATGGTCTGGCAGAAACATTTGGTGTATCGGTTGGATCTAAGATGCCTAAGTGGGTGCCTCGGGGGGATGCTGGGCAACTACCATATGTTCTACAGGCTACAGAGCTTCAGCCATACATTACAGATGAATTAAGAGAGGCCATTGCCGAGCCAATTGTATTTAAAAATACTTCTGGGGTAGGTTCCGCATACGGTTTGGATGCAACATTGCTGCCTGAACTTTGCGAAGTTTGGCTAGCTGCCGAACGAGACGGAGCTTTGCGACAAAGACACCACTTAACTACTGCAAGAAAAGCAGAGGCGTTATATAAAGCACTTGCAAGAGTTGGTGCGGTTGCCCTTGTTGATGAAGCCACTGGATACCAAAAAGAGCGTGAAAGAGACGAGTTAGCTAAGTTGCTTGAGCAATTTATAGCAAAAGAAATGCGTCCTTGGGTTAAAACTTACCCGCCTGAATTCTTTGAGGAATTATGCCGTTTGAGAGATGTTCCTTTTAAAGCGAATATGCGCAGACCTCAGTATTTCGGACATCTCGTCAATAACATCACTTATGATCGTATGGCTCCAGACCTTAGGGCCATACTCAAGGAAGAGCGTACTAAAGCAAATAAACAGGGAGCTAAAATGCACCAGTTTCTTTCTGAAGGCGTTGGAAATGAAATGCTCCAGAAGAGATTCTCTGGCATTACCACCTTGATGAAAGCGTGTGATAGTTATGATGAATTCCTAACATTACTTGAGAAGGTTCACCCTGTCCTTAAAGTTCCTGAAGCAGAAGATCACGATAACGCTGAATAAAATAACCAACCCGGCCCCGCTGCCGGGTTTTTTGTGCCTGTAATCAGCCTTCTGGCGGTAATCTCAGAATATCAATAGCTAGCTCGACGGCTAAAGTTACCTGCTCCTCCTGATACAGTACCTCTATCATCTCTGCTATCGAATTCTTCGACACTTCCCCACTCTCTATTAGTAGCTGCATCACAGCAGTACCGATAACTTGCGCCACTTCCGGCCGCTGCTGCTCGAAAAACTCTTGTTCGCTATCCATATCCCACCCTTCACAGAATAAATTTCACCCAATTTAGCACACTTTTCACGCCTGATAGCCAGGTGCGAAGGGTCACGTCTGAATTATTTTCAAAATAAATATGCTTACAGTTCAAATGAATAGTAAATATGCGAGTTATATTTATAAATATGCGTTTGACGCATTTGCGTTATGCGCATATAGTCATTCCATCGAAACGAAACATCGATGCGGCAGACGGAACTACTCGCCGCGCCAGTCAGGACGACAGGCTGCTCATTAACAAAACGAGGGACGACAGCAGAGATGCTAATCAATCCTCGTGACGGACTTCTACCGCCGCTTGCGGTAGACCAAAGAGAAGTTGGCTTTGGACTGGATGATTCAAAAACAACCTCGCGGGAAGAATGATGTGGTGCCGCGCATCCAGTACCAAAGCCAATCACCGGAGGTAACCATGATTCAGATAATCACCAAGCGTAAGAAAGATAACGCCAAGTCTCGTCGTTGCCGCCAACGTGGTGAGCACTACGCAGCATACAAGGCCGAGTGCGATGAAAATCGTGCAATGGCAAGCCGTATTGAAGCAGCGTTCACAAAGATCTCTGAGGGCTGCACATCGCGGGTATGTAAAGCAACGATGCCTATTCAAATTCGCAGCACAGAGCAGCCAAGCGCTGACAATATATGTTTGCCTGAAGTAGCTAAGTTTGCAGCAGGCTTCCGTAAGTCAGAATCATTAACAGCGAGGTAGGTATGAAAAAAACACAAGAAAAACTCTTGATGGCACCAAGTGCAGATGTGAGCGACAAACCAAAAGTAACTATATTTGGCAAGGAAATGGATTCGGAAGCATTGGACGTACTTGTCGGGGTTATCGGCAACTCACTGAACGTTATTGCGGAATATGGTGCAATAAATGATTGGGACGAAGAGAAGATAAAAGCGGCAACAAAATCTGCTGCCGTCGGAATTGCTTTCGGACTTAAGTCACTGGTTTATTTTAAAGAATCTCAAGAGGGCTAGAGTCTTCTTTTCCTTTCGCCTTAATTAGCGCCAAGAACGTTTTAGTGAGCTGTAGGTATCTATCGAAATATTCAGATGGCTCTCCGTTATTCTTTTGCTGACCAAAAAAGTTAAGTGCAAGCTTGGAAGCTAATTCGTTATTGCTCATTTTCAAATCCATTTTATTGACCGTGGAATAACCAACATATCAATTTCCTTTGACTGTGGAAAGTAGGGAAACCACGGCTGGGCGTGGCTAAATATCCCAGCACAAATTATATGAGGTCACTTAGGTGGCCTTTTTTATTGGCGGGTAAATGAGGAATGAATGATGAAATTGAACATATCTGTAGAACTTGAATGGCTTGGCGAAGATGGCGACTTAGACGCGGAAGTTAAACAAGAAATCATCAGCGGCGTTAAGAATGCCATTTCGCGTGATTGCTTGGCTAAAGTGGAAAAAGAAGCCTCCGCACAGATCAATCAGGCGATCAACGAATCAATCTCAGTAGCTAAGAAAGCTATAGAGCAAAAGGCTATTAATTTTGCAGATGAGTGGCTGGAGAAAGAAGTAACTGTTACTGACAAGTGGGGTGATGTGCAGGACTGCCTGACTATTACAGACCTTATTAAACGCAGCTTTGACAAAACTCTTGAGAAAAAAGTCGATTCAAGAGGCAATTTTAGTAGCGATTACGACGCAATGCCCCTAGTTAAGTACTTAATGGGTAAGCGGATGGAAGAGTTAGTTCAGGCGAAAATTAAACCAATACAAAAAGATATCGACGATGCTATCGCCAATGCGGTCAACGCAGGGATTCGAAAAAACGTATCAGATAAATTTGCTGAGATGATTATCCAGACTGCAAAGCAAAACAATCAGCCAGCTCTTGAAATCAAACAGTAACCCCCAGTGACCTTACCCCTGCCACTTAACCGGTGGCAGCAATAAGACCACTAGATTCTATAAGGAGCCTGACCACTGGTAACAGGCGCAAAACTGGAGAGGTAATTATGTGACCGCTACTGAGTGACCTTACCACTGCTTACTTATTAGTGAGCTTTGGCAAGACCACTGAAACAAACAACGGGCTGCTTATGCGGCTTTTTTTTGTACCTAAAATTCAAGGAAACAGCATGAGCAAAGAAACAGTGATTACCTTTAAAGGCTTTGACCAGAAACTTCAATGCCGTGACTACCAGTTCGAAATAGGGAAAACGTTCACGCATGAGGGTAAGGTCGAGGCATGCGGTTCTGGATTCCACGCCTGCGAAGCACCGTTTGATGTTTTCGGATATTACTCACCAGCATCAAGCCGGTACGCGGTCACTGAGTCGTTTGGCACTATTGACCGTGAAGAGGATGGCGATACAAAAATAGCCAGCGCCAGCATAACTATTACAGCGGAACTCACTCTCCCTCAGTTCATCCAGCGCGGCATTGATTGGATCTGGAGCAAGGTTGATAAGTCGCTTGAACAGCAGATCATGAATGGCGACCAGTCAGCGGCAACCAACACTGGCGAC